TTTTTTTCAGCCATAATTATTGTCCTCCCGCTTGTTGTTTACCTTGACCAGTGAGTGCTTCTCCAGCACCTTTACCAGCAGCTTTAGATAACTCTTCTGAAGCAACTTGGTCAGACTGTTGCTTTGCAGCAGCAGCTTGTTCTTGTTGAACTTCTCCAGATGTCTTTAATAACCCAACAGTATTAATGCCATCAAATGCAGCATACCTCTGAATAACCTCAGACTCTTTAATCCAATGATTAAGTTGTAGTTGAGTAATTCTTTGCATGAAAGCATCTTGCTTCTGTGCTTCTTGAGAACGACCAAGAGAGTCTAGTCCAGTTAGTACCGATACATCAACAGCTTCAAACTTAATCTTCAGCTCATCCATAACTTTAAGTACAATCCACTTAGACCACTTGAGTGCCATCTTAGAATATACACCAGCCAATGTAGAAGCTTCTAGTTGTTGAGCCATAACTCTAATCTCTTCAGCTGTAACTCTCTCAGCATCTCTTTGAACCGAACCAGTGTCTAAGAAGTTAGCCATAAGCTCTTTCTTTAATACTGCTTCCCTCTCGTTAGATACTTGAAAGTCAAAACTCTTATTCAACTGAAATGCTGTTACATCTTCTGCTGAACCATCAATGACTCCACCATTAACTGCTTTAACTAAGTCAGCCTTTCTAGTTCGTCCACCTCTTTGATTAACCATTACAACTGTCTTTGCAGCGATAACAGAACCTTCAGTATTTAACTTAGACAACTTATCTACTTGTTCCATGTCTGGATAGTAGTCTTCAGCAAATGGTCTATGGTATGCATCGCCTTGTAACCAGTTCCACCCAAAGTATCGAAACGGTAGTTTATCATAATCTGCAAAGGTTTGTTCTTTGCCTACTGTTTCTCCATCAATATCTTGTTTCATTACCCACTTGTTAGTATCTTTATCCAAAGCCAATAGTGTATACAAATCATATTCTTCCTTTATATCTTTAGGGACTATACCTTCTGGTAACATCTTGAGCTTCTCAACTATACACATAGCTAATGGCTCTCCTTGAGAATCTAAATTAACCACGAATGACCGTAGTGGAAATATTGTAATACCTTTTCTTTCATTCTTCTCTATGATTACTGAGCCAGCAACTATCTGCTGTAGTAACATATCAAACAAAGAACTTCTAATCTGTTGGTTTTCTATCTCTGAGTTAATAGCATCAGTGTTAAGTGACAATTGTTGTCTTACTTGTTCGACTGCTGCTTCATTACCCTGAAACAATTCAACCATAGCTTGAGCATCTGGCTTTAATCTAAAACTTGATGTAGCTGGTGGAAGTAAAGCCATGCCCATCTTAGCTTTCAAATTATTTACTTGTCTACCATTGAATGATTGAGAAACAGACTTGAATAAATCTGAACCTCCATCAGAACCTTCTGCTCTGAAAACATATGGTAATGATATTTCACTGATTGCTTGTGCTCTATCTTCATATGGTTTTCTATCACTTAGGTTTGATGTATAAAAAGCACTAGGTACTGTTGTCTTTATGTCTAGCATTAGTCTTTCTCCTCATCTGTTGGATAACCATTTTCATGTATCTCTTTAATCTGGTCTAACAAAGCTATCTGTCCAACCAATATCATCCTATCATCATCTTTCATAATTAAATCTGAAGGTTTCAATGTTAACTGCTCCTCTAGGAACTTGATAAGCTCTTCCATTATACAGTAAATCCTAGTCCAGAGCGACCAGAACCACCACCCAATGCAGAACTCTTCGGAACTAAGAAGTCACTAGTAGACCCAGCATCTTCATCAGCTTTATCTGTACCAAACTTAGTCTCTGCTAAACCTTCCTCGTCTGGTCTAGTTTCTCTAGCAATTCTATCTGCTTCAGCTTGTTGTCTATCTGCTTCAGTTTTTCTACGACTTCTATCTTGGTCGGATAATTGCTTTTGCACATCTGTTTGATATGCTGCTGACCCAGCTCCTATTGCTGCCGCTGCCAATATTGCCACTGTTGTTCCTACTGCCATTCCCTACTCCTAGTTGAAAGATATGTAACTTATGTCTTTTTCTTGATGTATAACTTTGATATTATACCGACTAAATGCTGATACTAAATATTCTGAGTTACCATTAAACATTGTAAGTATTGTGTCTCCGCTTTTTATGAGTTTTACTATCCTCTTCAGTACCCATAGACTTGCAGTCTCTTTTGTTCCAGCCAACAGTATCCATGACTGATGCTCTTCGTTCCATATTGGACAATAGAAGCTATCACCATTGACTTCTACATTATTATAAACAAGCTCATTTCTTATCTCTTCGATACTTTCTGATACTGTGTAAGTCTCCTTATAATATTCCAGTATGCTGTCAAGATTAGCT